ATTTCTACTCTATTACTACAGTGATTTGGCATATCTTTCTCCTACCATTGTTCACGGACAACAAAAGATTGCTCTTTATTGTCAATTATTTTGTATGCGAAAATATCAGTTCGTTTTTTATCATTACGAACATGAATCTTCGCCCCTTCATGAGTTGAGCAAGACATCCACAAGCCCCAAGGCTCGTCATCTCTTGCGTCAGCACCTACATATTGTCTATATACCTTAAACCTTAATACTGTTTCCAGATACTCAGTTTCAGGGTCATATGCTGGTTGTTCCATGCTTTCTCCTTTCTAAGTCCCAAGTTAATGAGAGGGTGGTATAGGGGACTTGCTGGTCTATACCACCCAATGTTCATTACACCTTAATGAAGTAGCCCTCATCAGTAAGTCTTTTAGCGTAAAACCTGAAGATTCTCAAAGGGTCTTGTCTAGTAGACAATTCCTTTTTCTTCACCGCTAGGGACACCAAGTCCTGTGCTGTAAAGCTAGATGAATCAAGTTCATCTTTCTTAGCTTCTTTCACGGTTTTAACTAACGCTTTCATCTGAGGAGTTTTAATATCCTTAAAACCTAAGTCTGAGACCTTATATAAAGTCCTAGAAGCCCCTTTCGAAGCTACTGTAGGTTTAGGAATACTAACTGCTGCCTTCTTCTTAGGGGCTCTTTTTACAGAGCTAGATACTGAAGTAGAGGTTTGCATAACTTTCTCCTTTCTATATTAATCACCGCCCTTTCGGACACCTTCGGCTTTATAATGTGCCGCAACATAACTAAACTATACTTACGAATTAACGGAAAGTAAAGCAGTATACGATAGCAAGATTTAGTCTTGATTAACATAATCTCTTGTTGCTCCCGATAATACATCATTAACTTCATCTACAGTTTCCCATAGATGTCTACTACCTTCTGTTCTACTAACATCCTGTTCTACATGAGTTACAAGTTCTTCTAGTAGAGTATGTAAGTGCCAGTTTTTCTTTTTCCAAGATTTAACTTCTTGAGCAAGGTCAGTCACTCTAGTTTCTAAATCTTTTATGTAGAGTTCAGTATTCAACTTTTTCTCCATATACGTACTCCCGATACTTCAGAACCGTTTACTTTTTCTAAACGTTGTCTAAGAATAAATTTCCACTCTGGGTCTTGTTTTTGACCAAAAGTTCTACACGCTTGAGATAATCTGTTCTTCATACGAGTAACATTATCTTCAGGCTCCATAGATATGAATATAGAGTCACCTACGTTCATCTTACCAAATGGATATAAATTTCTAGACCTTGTATCGTCAGGTAGAGGTATATCGGAATCTATTTGAATATCTAGTTCTTCCATTAGTTCACCTTATTTTTATCTGGATTAAAATGTATTAAGTCTTTTTCTTCCAGAAAGTTTTTCCAAAACATCAATATTAGTAGAGGGTCTTGTACTGCTTCACCAGAAGCGTCTACTAATTCTTGACACCCTTGATTTATCATAGTTTCGGATAGTGATTCAGCGAGTTCGGTACACTCAGATTCCTGCAACGCTATCCAAATAGCCCCCGCCACTTCAGGACTAAGCTGAAAGTGGCTAGGGTTATCGTATTTATCGCCCAATTAGGCTGCCTCTGCATATTTAACAGCAAGGTCTAGAGCACGTGCTTTTCTATTAGCACCCGCACCGAACCACGCACTATGTAGATTGTTACCTTCGTCGTTAGACTCACGTAAGTGGTCTTCTACATAAGTGACAGCATTTAGTGCTCCCCACCATGTACCTTTAGACGATTTAAGTTCAGCTCCTGGCTGACGTTCTAGAGCTTCAACAACTAAAGCAGGATATTTGTTAAACCTATCTTTAATAGGAACAATATCTCCAACTAATTTGCCTTCCTCTTTTTGTTTCATCTCTTGACGAAACTCTTCGAGTAAGCTAGGTTGATAAACCTCACTAATAAACTCTAATACATTAGAGTGTTTAGCTTTCTTCTGAGCAAGGAACTGAGCCTTGTTCTTAAAGTCAGCCATAGTCTGAGCAGACAAACCTAATGCTTCTTGTGCCGCTTCCATAACGTCTTCGTTAAACGCTCTGACGTGTGGCATACGGAATGAAGCTGTGCCGCCCTGACTTAAAGCAAACGTTAGAGTATTGTTACAAACAACTCTAATAGGTGTTAGCTTTATAGTCATCGACTTACCAACTACGTGTGGCTGATTAATTAAAAGGTAACCTTTAATTTCATCATGCCCCGCTAGTTCAAAGTCCTCAGAGATTTTGGCTAAACCCCAAATCTCTTTACCACCTTTTAAGCTACCTGCAGTTTCCATAGTCATTGCACCCGCTTCTGTAAAGCGTTTGAAGAACTCAAAAACTTGCTCGTTTTGTATAGGTATATAGTCCCTACCGCAGTGGCTTAGAACTTGGTTATCAGAATCGCGAACGATGTGGAAGGTATTCTCCGCTTGGATAAGACCTACATCTTCGCCCCACTCAGGTGCGTCAAGCGTATAACTTGGACGTTTACTAACAGTCCAGTCTAGCTTTGCCGCCTCCTGCATTTGCCATGGAGTGAGGTTAGAGTCTACCTCTACACCTAGTCGGTGCCAAGGTTTTTCACCCGCCCACGCCATAGTTTCTATTTCATGTGCCATATATTTCTCCTTTCTATAAATGTCACGTTAATTAACCTTTTAATAATATAAAAGGACATAAGCGGTACTTTACGCGTCAAAGCTACGAAAGTAAAGCACTATATAGATTACCCCATTCGTATGGTTTTATAAGAGTTACTAAAGACTTTTGATAAAAACCTTTAGGATTTTCTTGTAATTCTTTTGCACCGCTTAAACCATCAACATGGTAGAGTTTAATTACATCTTGTTTTCTAGCTAATACGAACACCTGACCACCCACCGCTGACCTCTTAGCCATCCATGCTACTTGCATTGGTCGTAGAGTGAGTGATTTACCTCTATGTATCTCTTTTAATTCTATCCAGAACTCTTTGCCTTTAGCACAACCATTTACATCAGGTACACCCGAACCTGTCAATCCAGTTTCTATTCTTTGGAAATGTATGTCTGTTAAATTATTTTTTAACAGAAGCCACAGGTCTTTTTCTCTAGCCACTAGACCTCTATACCCGTGTGTGGAGCTAGTTTTTTATTATCTGCGGCTAGTTTTACGTCTTTATCTGCTAACCAAGTATTAAATAGTTCTCTAGCTTTTTCTTTATCATCACAAACTTTTACAAACTCTAACCATTTTTCTTTCGCTATTCTATTGCCGTTGTAATAGTCCCCGTCTCCTAATTTACATCGAGTGATTATTTGATGAACTCTTTGTTTAGTTATGTTATGTCGTAGACCTATCTCTTGTAGAGTAGACTTATTTTTTCTCCACTCTTGATAGATACTTCTATAACGTACATCATTTTCTTTAGCTTTCTGGTGGTTTATTCCTTGCATTATTGCTCCTCTGTTTGACCCCATGATGGACCAAGTTCATAGTCAACTAATAAAGGTACAACTAAGTCTACACAATCTCGCATAATCTCACATACCTTCTTAGCTTCGGTTTTATCTTTTACAGATATATCGACTTCATCGTGTATTTGTAGATGTGGAATAATTCCTTCTTTCCACAACTCCAACATAGCTAACTTAGTCATATCTGCTGCTGAACCCTGAATCAATCTATTCAGAGCTTTATAAGTGAAAGACCTTTTTAGACTTTCACCATATTCACTTTTAGCTTCTTCTAATGGTAGAGGTGTAGTTCTTTCGAACCTGCTCTCCCATAAGTCAAACCTACATCGTCTACCCCCTAAAGTCTTTATATATCCCCTGTCTGTAGCTATCCGAGTACATTGGTCTTGTAGCCCTTTTATAAAAGGTACTTTTTCATGGTATTGGTCGAACAGCTTTTGTGCTTCGCTATCATCTAGACCTAATTCATTAATTAATTTTTCTTTACCCATTCCATAGCTAAGTCCTAGATTTATCGTCTTAGCTTGTTTACGTGGTATATTAGCCATATCTGCAACTATTTGATGGAAGTCTGCATTTCTTTCGGTATACTCTATGACTGCTTCTTTAGCTCCCGCTAAGTTCATTTTATCAGCATAATGTACAGTTAATCTAGGTTCTTGTTGTGAGTAATCAAATACACCCCATTCACAATTTTCTTCAGGTATAAAGATAGAGCGTATCATATCTCCAATCTCTGGGTCTCTTGCAGGTACTTGTTGTAGATTAGGATTACTGTAGCTAAACCGACCACTGACCGTGCCCCCTCTATCACTACGTAATGGATGAGCCTCTGCATGTATACGACCTTCGTGTGAATGTTCTAATATCATTTTATCTATAAAAGTAGTCCTAGCTTTATTTAATTTTCTGGCTTCTACGATTAATCTAGGTAGTTCATGGGTATGGCTTTCTAGCCACTGCCTTTGAAAAGAAGCCATACCTTTTTCAGTTCTAGGATAGAATAATTTATTTTTATCGAATATATCTTGTAGAGAAGCATTAGCCCATAGATTGACTTCCGAACCATACTTCCTTTTTATTTCTACTTGAATCTTTTGCTCTTTTTTAGATAGTTCTTTCGAGATAGAGTGAGCTTTTTCTTCATCTACTCTTACACCTCGCCACCTCATTTCTATAAGTAGAGGTATTAAACTAGTTTCTAATTCATATATTTTTGATAAGTCTTGACTTTTTATTTCTTGTTTTAATTTGTCCCAAACTTTTAATGTAAGTGCTGCGTCTTGTTCACCATAAGGTCCAACATATTTAGAATGTAGTTTATACATTTCTGATTTAGGATTTATACCATAAGCGAGTGCTGCGTCTTGTAACAAAGACTCATCTTTTTTATTATTACAATAACTCTCACCTAACGAATCTAGTGAATACGAACGTCTGTTCTCATCGATGAGAGGTGCTGCAAACATAGTATCTACTATATTCCCACACACCTCTACACCTTCTCTTTTTAACCATCCAACATCGTACAATGAATTATGAAAGACCACGTCACGTTTATTGGATGAAAGAGTTTTAGACAGCCATTTGAGGACTAACCCCTCGTCTAAGTTGCCCCCGCCTTGATGTCTAAAAGGAAAATAACCTTTCCAATCATCAGTAGCTACACCCACACCTATAACATAGCCATCACCTGTAGCCCAACCTGGACCCTTGACTAATAAGTTAGGGTCACAGGTTTCTAAATCTACTGCGATAGTTTTTGTCTCGGGTATATTAGGAAATAACTCAGGTACTTCCCAATTACTCTTAGGTGCGAACATAGGTTCTTGAATCACTTTTTCTTTTTAGTCTGTAGCTTAGTCTTTTTAGCTCTAGGTTTCTTACCTTTAGCCCTAACTACACCAACTTGTTCAGCTTTTTCTGGTGCTTTAGGTCTATGTTTCTTTTCCTCGAACTTAGGTAAATCGACTGCTGCTTCATCTAACGCTTCATCGACTTTATCGTTTTTCTTAAAAAATTTAAGAACTTTAGCTATTATCGTCATGTTGACTCTCCTCTAAAATAGTTGTATTTAACATATCATGTATAGTTTCAGGATTAGACTGGTCTAATATATGTTGTTCACAAAGTAACAAATATCTACGTAAATCACGTATATCATCTAGTAGACCTGCTTCACCTTTAAATGCTTCTCCAGCTTCAAAGATATCCCAACCATGTTTTTCTGATTGGTGTTCTATCCTATCGAACTTACGAGCTAACATCATAAAAGCTCCTACACCTCCTCTACGTTTCCAAGAATCTCCATATGAAGTTTCTGCTTTCTTCAACGCTTCAAGGTCTCTTTGTGCTATGTCTTTCATAGCTTCCCACTTACTTGTCATAAGTACTCCTTATTTATTATTTAAATTATGTAGCTTATCTCTTTTGGTTATCCAGTTGAAACAAGCCACCATCCAATCTTGAGCAGTAATTTTAGATACATACTCATACGCTTTATCGTAATCTCTCTCTTTATGAGCACTAAACGCTTTCACCATAGGCATAGCTATATCTTTGAAAGTAGGCTCGTTAAAATTATAGTTAGATAAATCTATTTTCTTTTCTGTATGTTCAGGAACATCATCTATATCAAGCCACCATAAATTAAAAGGACTAAAAAATATTCGTAATTCTTTATCAAATATTTCCTTATCTATATAGAGTGGACTATATTCATAACCGTCACAGTAATCAGAACTTAAATGTCTATATGTTAAAGGGTCAAGTTCTGCTCCCTTTATTCTATCCCAAACTTTATTTTCATAGACGTGTAAGCTATCGCTAATCTGTGTATAGACTCCTATATCGACTCCTACAGCTAAAGCAATATATTCTTGAAGGATAGACATATGTACTGCATTAGCACCATAAGCACCCCACACCATATCGTTAGAGCGATTACAGACTGTCATATTTAATTTTCCATTTCTGATTTTAAAATAAATATTCGTATTACAAGGTACATCTAAAGACTTATCAGCTAAATCTTTTATACCCCACATCTGTAAAACTGCACGTCTATCGTTAGGATTTTTAATTAATATATCTATAATTTGTTCTATTTGGTCTTCACCAAAATAACTTCTCCACCTATTACCATACGCAGCATTTAAAGTCCTACCGTCATCAGAAAAATCTTTCATAGATTTTACGAAATATGTAAGTGGTGCTAAATCATTATTACCATTCAACATCCATAGACTTTCTATAAAATGAAAAAATGGGTTAGCGTCTCGTTTAGTACAAAATAAAACTCGCTCCCAAGGGTTCTGATAAACAGTAGTTAATGGTTCATTTAGTTCTAACGTTTTACCGTTTCTACTATCTTGTTCTATATAGTTATCTGGAAAACAAAATAAATCAATCCCTCTTTCTAGGGCTTCATTTACATTCCTTACCTTTAACGTATTCATACGGGTGAGTTATGCATTCCTGTTATTTCATCTATAAGAAACCCTATCTCTGATTCCGTAAGCACGGGTATCTTCCTTTTTATAAACTCTACCGCTTGAGTATAGTCTGCGGGTACGTTTAGAAAATACGCTACTTCTACGAACTGAGTATAATATTTATCTACTTGCTCACCCCATGTATCTAAGAGTTCTATGGCTAATTCATTCATTTTGCCCATATGCTTTCTCCTTCTTCTATATCTTCCACTATAGGAAGATGTTTATTATGTTTATAAATAGACCTTGTTCTTCCTTCCTCGTTTAATATACGAGAATACTTATCGAACTCACAAAGTCCTCCTTCTACTTCTCTCATTTCAAAGTTATGTTTTAAGTCATACATACCTTTATTTAATACCCACCAATTATGGTTATTAACTTTTACTATGTCGTAGAGCTCTTGCATTTCAGAGTTCCAATCATGACTTCGTTTTGAAAAAGTTAGTTCTCTGCCCGTCAACCTATTTAGACCTCGCATTGCACCTGGACCAGCGTTAGCCCACGAACAAATATCTGTAGCTTCGTTTAAGAAATGAGTAAATCGTAAATCTGTAACTACTTCGTATGCCATAAATGGACCCATGTATGGATATTCTTTTATAAGTTCCCATGCTTTTTGTAATGACCCACCGTCTTTTTCTTTATACTTATAAAGTTCTTCTAAGATATAATCTTTAGCGTTCCACATATGAGTTATAGATTCAGCGACTCCTGTAACTTTATCCATACGGTTAGGTGTCTTAATAATATAAGCACCCGTAATCCATTTAGGTTGTACTCGTATAAGTTCTATAGCTTTTTCTCTATCCCACTCTATATGTAAGTTGTTATCTAATAGAGTTCTACCCGTTTCTATAAGATTAAACCACCTAAAGATAATCGTAGCCATAAATACTTCGGGTTTATCTTTTAATGGGTCTCTTATATGAGTTCTTAACCAACGGGTAGTTCTATCATCTTCTCTGTATACTTGACAAAACTTAAACTTTCTAAGTATCTCGTCTTCTGTCCAAGGCGGTTTATCTTTATAGTATTCTTTACACACTCGTATACCTTCCCTTTCGGAAATCCAATACTTATAAAGTTCTACTTGTTCTGGTATAAAGGTCATTACTTCTTACGTATTCTCCATGCACAATTATTAGCTACTGATGGATAAAAAGTCGCTGCTGCCATTCTCAAAAACTGCTTACCGAATCTATCTTCTAGTTGGCTAAATTGTTTATGAGTCCATCCTCCATATTCTCTATGGTGATTCTCAGGGTCATTCATAAACTTTTTCAATCTAGGAAGTTGTATAAATGTTCCAGTAACAGCTTCTATCTCAAAATTTCTTTCTAGTTCTTCTTTTAGTTCTTCGAAACCCCACTCATATACGTGGTCTTCGGGAAGTTTATCGTTAGAGCCGTCGTGGTTAGGAGTAGATACATATCCTAATGCTCCTGGTCTCATAACCCTAGCAACGTCATCTAACCAAGCAGGAACAAACTCCCTACCCATGTGTTCTATAACTTCCGTAGACCAAAAGAAATCTATACTTTCATCGTCTAATTTAAATATAGGGTCTACTGTTAAATCTTGTATACGTATCTCACCATTAAATATCTTAAACCAAGCAGAGTCTTTTAGTTCTCCACCCGCATTAGACCAATAAGGGTTTTCCATCTCACATGCAGGGTCTATATCATACCCAACATAAGAGCTAATTATGTCAGTCTTTTTTATTACATATGCCTTATAAAGACAACGCAAAGCCCAACACTCACCACAACCAACTTCAAAAGTATTAAGTGGTCTACCTAATCTTTTAGCTTCGTCTATACATAATGAAGCTATTTTATCGAAACGACTCATATGAGCTAACTCATCAGGTCTCCAATTACCTAGAATACCTGCTGACGCTAAATCCATTCTAGTATTTTTACTATCGTTTTCATTGACAGTAAGTTTTCTTCTTATTGATGACATTACACCTCCCACCAATCTGGTTTATCTCTACCCTTTTCCCACTTAGCATAATGTTTTTCGTGTATAACATAATCCCTATAAGCAAGAATTGGATTCTCATGTTTATACTCATCAGGCATTGCCTGAGGTAATTCTGTTAATCCTGCTATCCGTATATTTGCAGGTAAATAAGAAAGTGGTTCTTCTAATTTTATAAAACTTAAATGTTCTTTGCCGTATCTTCTAGTGTATTCAGAACATAAAGCGATAAAATGACTATACAGCCATAAATAATTATCGCTAGTAGTTCTAGCCCATATCGTACATGGGTGATTTTTATATGCTGTTTTATAAATACCATTAGCGTCACACCAATCTTCATCGGAGTGTACTCGATGAGCGGTACATAACATCTGAGCAGATTCTAAAGGCATTTTTACTATCAGCTTATCAGGTAAAAACTCTGCCGCTTCTTTAGGACTTTTAGATACATAAAAAATATTCATTTCTTTACCTTTATCCTACGCGGTGGTTTCTTTTCTTTATTTTTTATTCTCTCCATCATCTCCATGTGTTCCTTCATGGTCATAGTTTTATTAGCCATTAACCACGTTCTCTTTTAATTAAATCAGATATACGTGTTGGTATGACAATATGGGTATTGCAAAAAGTACAACACCTTCCCTCGTCTTTTACAGGACTCGGATTATGTCCGAACTCCTCATCTTTTTTACGATTACATATAACACAATTTATCATTTTAATCTCCTTTACATATAGTAGTTTACTTTATATTTATTACAAAGTAAAAGACTTTTTACATTTGGTAGCAGCGAGGACTTTGAGGTTCAATAAGGTACAAGTTCTCTTTAGTTCTCGTAACTGCAACATAAAATACTCTATTCTCATCATCAGGATTTTGCTGATAGTTTTTATAAACTCTATTAGTAATGTCTGTAATCAATACTACATTCTCACATTCACCACCTTTAGCAGCATGAATAGTAGATAATTTTATTCTAGGTTTTTTAGTAATCTTTTCCCCTCTACGTAGCATGGCTCGTATGTAGCTAATTTCTTTTACACTTAATAAACTAAAAGCGTCAAACCAAACAGTTTGAGGTATATCAGGAAAGTAATACAGCATATCTTTCATATCAAGTTTTGCTTTTTCATCGATAGTATCTATAACTTTAGGATTTTTTAATTTAATCTGTTTTATAATGTTTACACATTCAGCTAAAGTTATTTTTTCTCCTGCTCTAAGTCTTTCCCAGTTTATTACAGATTGTACCTTTTTCTCAGAAATACTGGGTCTACCCTTTACTTCAAAAAACCAACCTTCGTTTCTACAATACTCATCTACTTGTTCTAAAAGGTAGTTTGTCCGAGCTAATACAAGCCATTCACCGCTTTCCATGTTTACTAAATCTATGTTTGGTTCCCACCTTACTGTACCTTTTTGCTCTCTAGGGTTCCAAGTTTTATGTACCCTAGAACGTACCTGATTTATACATCTCATGGCAACATCATGTACAGAAAAAGGTACACGATACGACTGTTTTAAAATCATTGCGTCTTTAGAATTACTGATTAAATAATCAACATCAGCACCCGCCCACTTATAAATAGCTTGGTCATCATCACCTGCAACATAAACCCTAGTAGAGTTTTCTGCTAACTTACGCACCACCGACCACTGTAAAGGGGACAAGTCTTGAGCTTCATCTACATACATAACGTCTAACTTAGGTATTTCTCCTTTAGTCAAAAAGTCTTGTAACATATCTGTGTAATCTACAAGTAATCTATCTTGTTTAAATAAATCTAATCCTTTAGCATAACGCTCTAATTCAAACCAACCTACAGCGTCTTCTACATCGTGCCATTGGTCTTTTAACCCTACCCCTCGCATACGTGCTAAGTTTTCTATAAACGCTAATCTATCATCGTGTGTCATAGCAAATAAATGCCCGTCGTCTGAATTACTAGACCCAGTTAGTTTTAAATTCATCTTTTCATTTAAATCTAATATATCCCTACGACCTAAAACGTTTTCTCTATTTAATCCTAGTTGTCTAAACGCTAGAGAATGTAGAGTCCTGAAATAAGGTAAATCTTTATCTAAAATATTATCGAACTTAGCTATAGCCCTATCTTTACCCTCAGATACCGCCTTTTTAGTAAAGGTAAAAAACCCTATCTTATCAGGTTCTGTTCCACTTTCTAGTTCATCTTCTATAAGACCAAGTAAGGTACTCGTCTTTCCAGTTCCAGGCGGTCCAAGAATAACTTGTGTTTTACTAGGTAATGTCATATCGGATTATCATCAAACTCAGGTAAATCATGCGACTCATCTTGAGCTTTAAATTCATCTATGTGCCATACGTTTACACCTTTGCCTTTTATATTGAAAAAGTATGGCTCTCCGTTTAGTTGTTTTAATTTAGAAGTTAATTTATTTCTTTGATACTCTTTAAAGTTATGTCTATGTAGATACTCCATAAGGTCTGCTAATCTAAAATAAGTTTTGCCTTTATCCGTCCAAGGTTTATGTAGTAATAATTCATCACGTTCTCTCGCAGGTCTTTCTGTACAAAACGCTTCTAATAACTCTAAGAAAAATCCTTCGGTGGACGCTTCTTTAGGTACTTCAACAATCGTTAAAGAGTCTAGTAGTTGTTGTATTATTTGTCTCCAAACGTTTTCTTTTACCTTCGGTGGTATTTTATTTAGAGCGTCCATACACTTACGCTGAAATCTATTTTGGTTTAATAAATCATCTGTTTCTAGTTCTAACCTACCGCCCTCTACATCTAAAAACCATATTGGTGGGTCACTATCTTGTTTAGTTAAATTACTAAACAATGGTGTCCCCCCTCCCGCTCCGATACCATACTTCCTAGTTCTACAAAGAGGACTATTACAGTGTCCAGCAAGAGGTTGGTCGTTACATTTATAGAAATAATCTTTTCTGTTTACTTGTTTTGCAATAGTTAATACTTCTTGTGCACCTAATGGTGGTTGCATATATTTTATATTTACTTCTTCTAATCTTTTTTCCCAATCGTCTGGGTATTTCTTTCTTAGAAATACACCTAGATTAAATAACCCTGAGTTTCTTGTACCTTTCGGAAACCCTTGTACAATTAAATGTTGTAAGCAAGGAGGTGATTGGTCTATCCAATCTACCTCCTCGCTTAAAGGACTAGCTTCTAACGACTCTAGCCCTGAGGGGGATAGTATTAATTCTTCTGCTCTTTCTAAAAATTCTTCAGGACTTATGGCTTGTCCGTCTCCATTATAAGCATACCGTGTAGAGTTCTCTCCTGCGAAATACGGCATGTTCAGAGTGCTACCTCTGTCTCCTCTATCTAATAATAGTTGTGTTTGTTTTGGAAATATCTCAGCCTGACCGAAACCTATTGACGCAGCAAGTTGTCTTAACTTACGTTGCATTAATGAAGCTTCGACAGGCTCAGATACGAAAAGATAAATATGTGCTCCTCCGCTTTTACTACGACAAACAGTAAGTGGTAGTTTATGTTTCGATATCTTTTTAGCTAGTCCTTTTAAGTCTAGTTGATATTCGTCTACATCTATAGCTCCCCAGACACATTGATTATTTTCATCAATGGCTACGATTCCTATACTTTGTTTACCGTTTAAATGGTTCTCCCAAAGTTTAAGCAGTCCTTCATCGGATAGCTCTTTAGATATAGTTACATTTTTTCCACTCGCCTTACCGTCTTCCCTAGTTTCGTTTAGGGCTGTAAAAGTCCCATACGCTTGACGAAGTCCAGCAAACCGTTTGGCAAATTCCTCTGCCAACGACATAATTTACCCCTATGTTAAAATGGTGCTTCTTCAGCCTCTCCATTAGTTTTTGATACAGTACCGTCTTGTTCATGTTTAACTTCAACATCACCTTGTTTTGCCGAAGACATAAACTCTTTAGCTACCATAGCTGTGTCTAAATCAGTTTGACCTTCTTGGTTTACTGTAAATACATTCCATGTACCTTTATCATTAGACATTGAGCTAGTACCTAATTTATAGGTAAACGCGAACATAGGTGCTTGAACAGAAGCTCCCGCACTATTTTTCACTCTAGCCATTCTAAGCATAGTCAACCATTTCCTAGCTACACCAAGTTGGGTAGAAGTCATAGTTATAAGTGCTTGTTGAGGGTCAGGTTCAGTAACTAGAACGAAAAACTGTGCAGTTTCTACAATCTCATTACCGTTCTGTAAGTAGTAACGTCTAGTCTGTTCATCTCTTTTACAAGACTTTAGTATAGACATATCGTGACTAGCGTCTACTAATCCACCACCTTTCTCTCTAGGAATCCACTCTATATATTTTTTAGAGTAGGCACAAGGTACTACTGAAATACCTTCACTCCCGTCGTACACCTCACCACTGACCGTATTTATTAGGTCACCAGCAGAAGCACCTTCGATATAGTTTCCACTATTCTTATTTAATTGTGGGGACATAGGTTGAAGTAGACGTATAAAGGGGATAGCATAATCCTCCGTTGTAGCCTCCTCTAAGCCAGTTCCCGCTGATAACAAAGAATCATCATATGCCGCTACTGCGGTAGACTTTTTCTCTGCAACCTCTGTGTTTTGCGTATTCGCCATATTACACCTTTTTTATAGTTGCTTTAGTGCCTACAAAGACACCAAATGGTTCACTCGGAATATCCACTCCATTACTAAGTTGTTCTTTTACGAACGCTTTTAAAGTACTAGGGTGAATGCTTTGACGTATTTCTGGAGCTAGTCCACGAGATTTAAGAGCGTCTACAGTTTCATTAACTACTACGTCTTCATCTCTACCGAACTTTAGAAGTACCTCATTTTTAATAAGTCCTTCATGTCCGTTACGAACAAGCCAGTCATAAGCCAGTTTTTGATTAGCTTTAGAAATATGAGCACCATAGTAATCTCCTATAGTAATCTTCTCTCCGCTACTCAAGATAATTTCCGTTAGCCCTGCAGTTTGCATAGCGTCTGGAAGTTCTTGTTCAGCTACTAATCTAAGTTCTTCTTTTTTAACCTTCGTAGCTTCCTCTAAATCTTTTAGTTCTTTCTCTAAAGTTAGCTGTTTGTTGGCTAAAGCAGAAACAGTTGAAAGCTCCCCGTCAGAAACATCTTTGTCCCAATCTGAAACATTTTCTTCTCCGACTAGTTGCTCAAAAGTTGGTTTATTATCTGTCATATTTCTCCTTTCTCGTGTAGGTCTATTCGAACGGGATAGTAAGTACCTTCTTGCCTATCCCACTTTAGTATATTATAACGACCCCGATTATAATATGAAGCCACCGAACACGCGACACCAATCGCGGCAGGGTCTCCTATCAGTAATAAGTAATCTTCATCTTTAAAGTCTTGTAGGGCTTGTTTCATCCTTTTTATAGACGGTGAAGCACTTAACATGATATTTGTATTAGAAGGCAACAAGACTTCAAAATCACCATACTGTCTAGCAGACGTGATGTTTCGTCCTGGAACTTCTTGTATAACATATACTGTCATGTTTCTCCTTTCTGATTTCTAAGGGCTTACTTTACTTAAATAAAACGGCAAAGTAAAGGATATTATTTTTATTAGTATTTTCAGATTTAAAAAATTAAATCTAAAAAAGTTTTTAGAACTACTAATATTTTTAATAGACTAATAGATTGTTTTAAAAAACTTAATTTTTATAACGGTTTGTACCCTATTAGTTTTAGATAAAATCTATTAGAGGGCACGGGGAAATATTATTACTTCAGTATATTTTGATTAAAATATAAGATATAATCCGCTTTAGAAATAAGAAAGTAGCTATGAAATATAAATTTAAGACCGAACCTTACGGTCATCAATTAGAGGCACTGAAACGCTCTTGGGATAAAGAGGAGTTTGCATATTTTATGGAAATGGGGACAGGTAAATCTAAAGTCCTTATTGATAATATAGCTGTACTTTACGATAGGGGTAAAATCAACGCGGCTATAATTATCGCACCAAAAGGTGTTTATGAAAATTGGTCGGGCAGAGAAATACCTACACATTTACCTGACCACGTAATACATAGGGTGGGTGTATGGAACCCGAACCCTACTAAAAAAGAGAAAGAAAAATTATTAAGTTTATTTGACCGTACTTTAGATTTAAAAATATTAGTTATAAATGTTGAAGCATTTAGTACGAAGAAAGGTGTAACGTTTGTTGATAAATTTATCAATACCCACTTCCCACTGATAGCGGTTGACGAATCAACGACTATAAAAAATCCTAAAGCACAACGAACCAAGAACCTTTTAAAACTAGCAGTGAATTGTAAGTATCGTAGAATACTAACTGGATTTCCAGTTACTCAATCACCGTTAGATTTATTTAGCCAAAGTGAGTTTCTAGCACCTTCGTTATTGGGCTATGGTTCGTATTACTCTTTCCAAAATAGATATGCTCAAATTATAAATAGGGCTATGGGACAAAGAAGTTTTAGACAAGTTGTAGGGTATCAACACTTAGATGAGCTTAGTAATAAAGTAAATAACTTTTCGTACAGAGTTCTCAAAAAAGAATGTTTAGACTTACCTGATAAGGTGTATATGCGAAGGGAAGTAGAACTTACTCCTGAACAAAAGAAAGTCTATAACGAAATAAAAGATTATGCCCTAGCAGAACTAGAAGATAATGAAGTTGTAAGTGTAACTTCTGTCCTTACACAAATACTTAGACTTCATCAAGTTGTATGTGGTTTTGTAAAACATGATAAAGGAGAAGAAGTTGAAATAAAAAATAACCGCGTTGATGAATTATTAAATATATTAGCAGAGGTGCAAGGTAAAACTATTATTTGGGCTAACTATCAATACGATATACGAAGAATATTAAAAGTATTAGAAGAAACTGTAGGAGCCGAAGCGGTAGCTACTTATTATGGCGATACTCCTGAGGAAGATAGACAAAATATAATTAATAAATTTCAAGACCCTGATTCAGAACTGAAATATTTAATCAGTAATGTACAAACTGGTGGGTATGGTATAACGCTTACTGCGGCTAATACAGTTGTTTATTATTCTAATAATTATGATTTAGAAAAAAGATTACAATCGGAAGACCGTGCTCATAGGATAGGACAAAGCAATAAAGTCACATATATTGATTTAGTTTCTAAAGGTACTGTTGATGAAAAGATAGTAAAAGCATTAAGAAGTAAATTAAACCTAGCTCAAGAAGTGTTGGGCGATGAAAAATGGAGAGATTGGATTGCTTAAATTTTATAAAGGAGCTATGAAGGGTTACGACCCTCTTATAGATAAATGGGATAAACCTACTAAACGTATTTACGAAGGTAGAACTATCGAAGGTAGAAAAACTAGAGGTTTTGGTGATAGTAAATTTTCGTATGCGGGTAGAAGTTATAATCCAGACGCTTGGACACAACCTATGAAATATATCAAAGGTAATTTAGAAACTTTTATACGGAGAGAACTAGATATAGAAGTTGATTTTAAATTTTGTTTATGTGGATATTATGGTACTGACGGTAAAGGTATACCGCACCATTCCGATACAGTACCTACGTATAACGATTTAGTTGTATCGCTTTCTTTTGGTGCACCAAGAATATTTCAATGGCATGAATATGGGTATCATATAAAGAAAGAAACTAATACAAGTAAAACAAATATCTATACTACAGATACTCGTAAAGAAACTAATTATTTAATGGAAGACGGGGATTTATTTATATTCGATGGACACTCACAGATGTTCGCTACTCATAGTGTGCCTGACGTAGAAGGTGGGGGAGAAAGAGTTAATTTAACTTTTAGAACTGGAATTTAAACGAAGGGGATAATTTGTCCGCCCATGTTATATTCTTCCATTTCACCACCGTCAGCATATTTCATCGGACCGCCACCCATCATTTTCTTAACGTCGCCACCGTAAGCTAGTTTATTACTAGGTCTCATTGTTTTTCGGTCTGCGTCTGATATCCTACGACCTGATTGAGTCAAAAATGTTTCTAAATCTTTATCTGATAAACTTCTACCCATGTTCATATCTCTATCAGACATAACTCTGCCTTTTTGGTTTGTTAAAGAATCCGTTATAAGTGCTCTTAACATAGCTCTATAATCAGCATCACTCATTGCCCTAGCACCTGTTTGACTAATCGGTCTACCATCAGCAGCTTTTACAAAACCCATACGTTCTACGACTTCGTCAGGTAATGCTCTAAGACCTGCTCCTTCGTTACCGTCAGGAATAGGTTTACCTTCTGCTGCCATAATAGGTTTGCCATATGCAGCCATCATAGGTTGTTGTCCTGAATTAGCTTTAGCACTTTTAATTAACATTAAACTTTGTTCTAATACTTGCTCTGCCTCATCTAAATCTCCATTAGTACGACCAACCACTGCTGAAGCTAACATATCAGCGTCGTTATTAATATCGATACCCTGAGGTGCAGAATCAGCAGGGTTTGGTACTTGTTCTTGTTGCATCATTGCCATGTCTTGCGGTGGCATCATACCTGCTATTCCTTGAGGAGCTCCCATAGGTTGTGCACCCATACTCATAGGTACATCTGACCTACCGCCCTCTGTCATTATGTTAGTTAATTGCTCTATTCCTTGCATAATTATGCTCCGTATGTAGTTTTATTCGGTCTAAATCCATTTTGAAATACATCCGTTACGTTTGTCATTATACCTCTATCTAATGGATTTGAGTATAGTTTACTTTGGTTAGTGGTAGCTTTTGCTAAATTACCGTTTTTTGGTGTATTTTCAACTGGAACTGTGAATTGATTTATAGGACTTCTTTGTGGCATTGCTGTAGTTATACCCTTCATATAATTATTTTTATATTTTAAAACGTCTGCTTCATATTGATTACGCGGAGTAGGAGAGTTTTGTACATCTCTTTGCATATCTATGAATTCAAAAACTTCGTCGTATATGCTCATGGTTTTTTCCCTCCAGTTACTTGTCTACCCGTTTGTGTTAAAGGGGGTAATAGTTCCTCCGATATTTCTGTTATTCTTCTATTTGCAGGTAATTTGTTAAAGGAATCTAAATTAACATTACGGTTTATTAAAAATTCGTCTTGTGATTTTTTAAGTAATCTTTGAGCATTGTTGATTAAATTACTGCCCTGTATAACGCCCATTTTACCACCTGATTCTTTCATTTCTAAACCTGCTCTATACATATCACTAATACTGTTCATCATTTCATCATCAGTTTTAAAAGTTTTAAGTATATCAAAAGCTTCATCTACAGAACCAATACTTCTAGTCATAGTTCTCATTACCGCTACAGGTATACCAGTTATTAAACTTGAAGCGGACAAAAGACTTTCCCCCATACCCATAGGTTCTGCACCTACCATTTTACGTATGTCAGGAGCCATAGGAGTCATATCACCTATAGCTGTAATTACGTTTCTGGTTTTATCTGCTTTAAGTGGTCCCATTATTCGGTCTAGCATACTTAAAGAAGCTATTCCTGTATTGTCTGCAATTTTACTCATTAGCTGTTTCTTCCATTATTTGGTTTATTCTAGAATTACTTGTTCCGATAAAAGGTAAATAGTCAGGATTTAAAAATAAACTCGGAGGTGTTGGTCTATTAATTTCCTCTTTTTTATCTTTATCATAATAAGATAATCCGAATTTTACATCCATTGCTAATCGTGTATCTAGTTGTTCTAATTGTTTTATAAACGGTATAATCCCTTCTCTAGTACGTAATGCTCCTAAGTATCTATCTAATAATTCAGGCTCGGTAAGCAATCTGCTTAAAAATCTTAAACTTCTTTCAGTATTGAATCTTTCAGCAGCAGTTATTCGTCTACCCGTTTGTGTTAAAGGCGGTATAAAAAATCGTTTTAAATAATTTATTTTAGGGTCGGTAGAGTCTTTTATTAACTGCCTAGCTATACTAGATTCACTTACAATAGCTCCACCACCTGCTAAATCACCATAAACTCCCATAACACCTTTTGATTTAGCAATTAATTCTTCTAAAATAAATAAATTAGTAGTAAATTCGTTATCTCCTCCTAAAAGAAGTTGATGAAATCTTCTAGCACTTAAATTAGAAGCGTCATCTACGCTGTTAAAAATATGTCCGTCTTCTAAAAGTTTTTTCAAATTATTTATACTTAAATTTCCTCGAGCGTCTTGTAACATACCTTTAACATATAATTTATATGCATTAGCTACATCTCCTTTTAAAGCGTCATTACCTTCTACAAGATTCATAATAAAATCTAAATCATCGATAGTTTTTCCTGCTAATCTCTCTGAACCCGATTGACTTACAATATCGGTAATAATATTAAAAGTGCTTCTATTACCAAACCTTTCAGAAAATAATTTTTTATCTCTTGATAATCTTTCTAAAGGAGCTATTATTTCAGCTTGAAATTCATCAGCATTTTTATAAAGTTTTTTCAAATCAGCGTCATCAAATAATTCTTTTAATGCTGGACCATAGTCATCTAAATATAATTTATAGGCTCTTGCTAGTTCGTCACCTGTGAATTGATTTCCTGGATTATCAAGCACTCTTTGAAAATCTTCTATCATAGTTTGTCTTAAAATTGTTAAAGTATCTTCGTCTCCCGCGTCTCGTAAAAACTGAACTACTTCTCTCATAGTTTCATTATAAGGAGCGTTTTTTCTATTGCTTTTAGCTATAAATTTTAAGATATCTACAGGATTAGTTTTAGCTAATTCAACTATTCCTTGAGCATTTGCTTGTGTAAAACGAGAATTTGCAGTTTGTAGTGTATCAATTATACTGTTTTTAGTAACTGTATCTATTGTACCGTTTCGCACAAGAGTATTTAAACTCGCTGCTATTTGGTCATTTATAGCACCTTGTAAATTAAATAAATCTTGTTTAACTACTCCGCTTTTTGTAGTTCCTGAAATTCTACCTGCTGCTTTTTGTAAATTCACTAAATCGTTTAAAGTTAAATTACTACCTCTTTTTAAAAATAAATCAGGGTCTGGAAATAATTTCATAAATGTTTGGAAATATTCATCAGGGTCTAGTTTAGGTTCATAATTAGGTCCTGTAGCTTTTTTATAACCTTTATTTCTGAATTGTTTTATAGGGGTAAGTAAACCTTTAATATTAATATTGGTATCTGCTATACCTGCTTCTGTAAAAACATTGTCTACTTGTTCACTAGTTTCATCTAAAAAATTTCTCCTTGTTACTTCTAATCTATTAGTAGTTCTTTCAATAAGTCTATCACTAGCTACGTCATCAACAATTTTAAAATCTGGTACGTTATTGTCTAATATATCGCTTACATTTTGTCGTAATTGAGCGAATATTTGTTGCCCTTCTTTTACAAAATTTTCTTGTCCGTCATCGATAAGAGCTCTTATTTCGGGTCCTATCGTAGCTCCAGTAACGTTTTCATCAAGTTCTTTAAACATAGCGTCAAAAAATGCTTTTGTATATTCAGCATCCCCTTTACCTAATTTATCTAATATTTTAGCTAATTTAGGTTGGTTTTGTCCGTCTAATAATGCTCCCTCTATTCTTTGTACCCATTCTCTACGACTACCTCTACTTAAAGAAGGTTTATATGCCATTTCAAGACCTAAACGTTCTCCTGCTTCTTCTATATCTTTTATAGTAAATGTTTCGGATTCTCCAAAAGGTAAGTCTATTTTATCTCCAGCAGCAGATTTTGTATAATCTTCCCATGCTAGTTCTAGTTCTTTTAAATCATTTGCAGTTACATCTTTACCTGTAGCCGCGTTCCATAATTTAGGAAGACCTTTTAATAATATATCTAATCCTTGATTTCCTAATAAATTAAAAGCGAATAACATTCCTGATTCTTCTGCTACTTCTGCCATACTTCTGTCATGAGCTCCTACAGCAGCACCTGCTGCCCTTTGTCCAAATCTAGCAGTTGCGGAACTACCCGCCAACAGAGTATTAAAAGCAAGTCCGTCGGTAAAAAATCTACTTACTGGACCTTTACCTTTAGGAGCTTTTCTTAAAAATTCGTTCAAGAATCCTTTCCTAGCTTGTAAATAAACTAAACCTGCTTCTGTAGCTAAAGGTAATGCTTCATCTAATATAAACTCTCCTACATCGGTAGGTCCGTCAAATGTAGCTGGGTCATACGTTAAAGGTATACTTTTTCCGTTTTCATCAAAACGAATATTGTCTATTCTAATACCTACACTTGGGTCATTAGGAGCTATATAACGAGCTACAGCATAGGGGTATTGGTCTCTATAACCTTTTTTATCGCTTCCAGGAACTTGAAAATTATCCAACATGTGATTTATATCTTTTGGTGTTGGGTTTTGTCCTGTAAAAAATGATAAAGCTGTTCTAAAAGAAGCGTCTTCAAAAGTAAGTCTAGGGTCTACTCCATAGCGTAATGATGTTTGAATTTTATCATACCCTATGGGTTTTCTAACATCCTCAGGTCCTTCACCCGTCATTATCGGACTAGTACGGTAAGGGTCTATAGGGTCAAAATAAGTAGTACCGAAACCTTTTTCTGCTGCTTGTTTTCTTCTAAAATATTCGGGAAAAAATATTTGGTCATCAAAAGGTATAGGTTGAAGTTTGTATGGATTTATTTTTTCTGTTTTTATTTTATTTGCTGCAGCTTCTAATTCCTCAGGACTTAATTTAAGTTCAATACTTCCAGGAAAAGCATTGGCAGTTAAAAGAGTTAAATCGGTATCACTTAATATATCACTAAGTATCGGAGAATCAGGGTTATCTTCAAATAAAGAAGTGTTTCCAAGTATACTTTTATATAAAGGACCACTTAACGTGGGATTATTTAAATCGTCATCGTTTATCATAAATTTAATCTAACCCTACTGATTGTCTACCTTGTTTTTCTGCAGCTTCTCTTTCTTCAGGTGAGATAGTTGATAATGCTTCTGCAGCTGTTGGAGTAGTAGCACCTCTTAATTCAAGATATTCTTTATAAATGTTATTGTTTTTAAATCTTTCGTCAAAAGTTCTTAAACGAAATGGACCTTTGTTCGCTAATATTTCCCTTTGGTTTTGTGGTACATCATTCCATGTATCGTAAACTGTTCCATCAGCACCTTGATAGCTATAGTATGGATTTAATCCAGCTGCTAATTTTTTATTGGTTAAAATATCTCCATATATTCCAAACTGTTCAATATTAAAATTAGTTTGAACAGGTGCGTCTATTTGAGTTATTTGTCTATCGAAAAATTTAGTTATATTATTTAAAAGAACTTTCGGGTCAGAAGTTGATTCAAAACCTATGATTCTTAAAAAGAAAGCTAAATCTTTATCTGATAACGTTCTTCCTGTTTGACCAGCAGAACCTGCTGACATATAAGCTAATTGTATCATTATAGAAGCTAGTTCTATATTATTAGCTGAAGCTTTCGCAAAATTTTGTAAAGTTTCGTTGTCTTCTTGACTTAATTGGTCTGCACCAGTTCTATCTATTTCTATAAACTGGTTCATTCTATTCGTTATAGCTGTTTGTAATTCTGAACCTGTAAGACCTGAATCTCGAATAGTTTGTATATCGTCTACTAGCTTTTTAGTATTTTTATTATATTCGTCTCCCGTTAAATCATTCATACCATTATTAAATACTTTATTTCCAAAAACTGAATCAAATTCAGTTACCAATGAATTAAATTTACCTTTTAGAGCTGAGGTCACAGTAGTACCTACTACATTATTTTTCTGTCCTAATTGTTCTTTTAATGGTTTAAATAATGCTAATTGTGCTATAAAGTTTTCTACTTTATCGTTTACGGAAGAATTTGCGTCTTTAAATTCTTGCGGTAACTCTTTATCGGGACCAAATTTTAAATTATTTAAACTATTCGCAAGAGAAGCGGGTACTTCCACATATGTTCCATCATTTTTCTCGTATTGATTTGTGTCTGTATTATAAAATTGTTCATAACCGCCATCTTGAGCTTTTACAAAACGTCCTGGAACTATAGTACCTTCTTTTATAACACCTTCTATTAAATCCTCTGCTTTTATTAAAGTTAATTGTGAATATGTCGGTGGTTTAGTTCTATCTTTTATAAATTGTGCTCGGTTACTTTCTACCGTTGCGTCTATTCTATCTCCCGCACTAGTAATACTTGTAGCTAATTTAGCAGAATCTGGAGCAGTTCTACCACTAATTAAGGGTAAAACACTACGAGCTATATCATAACCGCTAGTTCCTAAATCTCTAGGTTTTCCGTATATTCTATAAGCGTCTTTATATGCTTTCTTTTCTATATCCGATAAAGAAGTAGCGTCAATAGTTTTATTATATTCTGCTATTTCTTCTTTAGTAGGTTTATTAGCAGTACCAGAAGTAGCTCTTTCAGTTATGCCTAATAACCCTATAACAGCAGGAGTTAGTTTTTCTAAATCAGTTAGTTCTTTTCTTTCCGTAGTTTCAGGAGGGGTTCTAGATACAGGAAAATTAACTCTAGGTGCATTTATCGATATAGGTGCTACTCCCGTTATACCTTGTCCTCCACCTTGTGAAGTTCCTGTGCCAAAACCTGGAAATTTTAATAAACCTTCAATAGACATTATCCGTAAAATCCTCCACCACCTACGTTAGTCTGAGAAGGGTTATAAATTGCAGTTGGAGCCATTGCCATTGCCGACATATCCATTCCTGCGTCTGGTAATGATAGTGAAGTTATTCCTGAAGGAAATACACTAGGATTTAAAGCTCGACCACCATACGATGTAGGTAGTGCATTAGCTCCCATAATACCCGTTGCTGTTATCATATTATTAGGGTTATCGCCAAATGCAGCATTAGGATTAGTGGGTTGATATAAAGGTGAATCAGCTCCACCTAATCTATCAGCAGGAAGTGCTCCCGCATAACCGTAACCACCTGCCAACGGACCCATAGCCGCTAAAATATTTCCAACGTTTTGTAAATTTTGGAAAGGTAAGTTATATCTACCAACAAAATTTTGGTAATCTAAATCTAATAAAGATTGGTCTCTGTTTCTACCTAACCCTCCCGTAGAAAATAAAGAACTAATATCTTGTCTTTGTAAAGTAGGTAATTGTGCTCCTGCTCTAAATGCTCTATCAGAAACTCCTAGTAGTCCTTGACCACTAGCTCTATCTCTAGCAAATTGGTCTTGAAATGATTTAAATGCTCTATCTTGTGCAGTATCGTAACCTTTAGAATATAAACTACCTAAAGCGTCAGTTAATCCTTCTACACCTTGTCTAGCAATATCAGCTTGAGCTAGACCTTGTCTAGCACTACCAATATTACCTGTCTTAGCTGCACCTACATTTAATTTACCTAACCTATCTGTAATAAATCTTTCTGCTCTATCCTCAACTCTACCTGCAACTCTATCTAAAAATGGATTAAAAAATTCATCAGTACTAGTTGGGTCAAATTTTTGTCCTATACCGCTTCTATAAGCGTCGGCACCTTGTCCTAAGACATCTGTTCCCGCTTGTAGAAAAGGCATATAACTACCTATAGCTTGGTCAGTTAAATTAAACGCTCTAGACTCTCTAGGGTCGAAATCCGCTATTCGTTGTCCTGTATACGAATAAGGATTACTATCAGGAATATTAGGGTCAGTTAAACCTCTTTGTAATAATCCACCCGCTGCTGGAAAAACTCCACTACTTAGTATCTCTGATACCTGTGGTGCGGGGGCTTGTGACGAAAATTCTCTATCTCTACTAGCCATATCTCTGATTACCTTTATTATTAAATGCTTTTAATCTTTCGATACCTAAAGCGTGATTACCACCACCAGCATGGTCTACCGCTGCTTTTGATAACATAAACTCACCATCACTAGCGAGTACTGGTATTATATCATCTTTTGGACCGCCTGGACCTACAACTGGGTTACCTTTAAACATAGGTCTTGCTAAAACTTTAGAAGGTTGTCCTCCCATATTTAATCCTATAGTTTGCATTTCACCTATACCACCTCGTGGACTTTGATAAGTGAATGCTGTACTTCTAGGTGCGGCTTGTACAGGGTCTTCTTTATTATCCATATATAATTGAATTAATGAAGCTAATCCCGTTATTAATGCTGAACTTACCTCAGGACTCATTCCTGGTTCTGTCGGTGTTGAAGCTATAGATTCTTTTGTATTAGTTTTACTAGAAGCGGGTATTGAAGCTTTTACGTCAGCTTTTACCATATCTGTTATAGCTACAGGGTCGGGATTTTCTAATAAAGAAATTATATTACCTGTGTCTGTTGATGGTTTAGGCATTTCAAATTTTGGTATAATCTCTGATTTAAAATCTTCTAAAGTAAAATTATCTGGTATGCCAGTAAGCTCATCTATACTAAGAACAGCTAATAATTCTTCTAAACTCATATCTTCAAAAGAATCTATAGGTTTACCTCTTTGAGCTCCTATTTTTTCTTTTAATGCAGTTAAAATACCCGTATCTTCGTTAGTATTATTTACATCAAAACTAGCACCTGCTAGTTGTACATCTTCTGCGGGTTTTTCTGTATCTTCACCGATATCTTCTATTTCTATACTCGCTATACCTTGACCTGTTAATGGTGTAGATGAGGGAGGAGCAGGTTCTTGTTTATTTTTACCTAAGATACCACCTAATAAAGTACTTCCTGCGGTTATCAGTGCTGCTGCGGTTACTGGGTCCATATTGCCATATTTTAATTAAAATGCGGATTTTTGCCTATCCTCAGGTGCAGCTTTAATAACTGTAAAGTGATTATACTTTATGAACTAACAAGCTGTATAGCCCTTAATTATCTTTTTCCTCTAAAATAGCTCGTATTTTTTCGGCTTTTTCTTTAGCTGTATCAGCGTGTAATTCAGCGTCTACTACTTTTTCTAATTTAAAATTATCTAATTTTTGATTTGGGATATACCTCCATGTATATCCATCTTCGCTATAAACACCGAACACGGTTTGCGAAAAACCAATTTTTATTATCATAGCCGTTTGTCCGTCTAGAATTACTTTATCACCTTCATCAAAAGGTGAAAAGAATCTAAAAAATGCTCCTTTTACAAAAGTTACAGCGTAATCTTTTACGGCTAATCCTACTAATAAAGTAAGTACAAATCCTATAAACTCGATATAAAAATCGCTTAACGTAAGTTCAAACATGGTCATATCATACATTAATGTATCGTTGTTTTATGGTCATCAATACCATATGCCGATATAAATGTATCTAATTTTCCTACAACAATTATGCCTAAATCCTCAGCATGTTGTTCAGCTTCTTTAAAATTTTTAGCTACGATATTTGGTCCGTCGTAAGTGACTCCGTCGTATTCAAACTCTGTCAAATAAATTTTTAAGGTATCAGTCATATTGTTTTAATTTAGTTTTACTTGCACCGCCAGTACCAGCATATAAACCAAACCAAGCGGCTCCCGCTCCTACAACAATAGATACAAACCCACTTTGTTCTAAACTAGGAGTATCTAAGCCCATAAACCATACACAAGTTTTATATAGTAAAACTATATAAATTGTAATAAATAATCTAGGAAAGATTCTCCAAGAGTCTACAGTTATGGCTAAATCTACCCAAGTTTGAAATTTATTAGGTTCGTATTTCTTTTGCGTAGTATCTAGTTCTAACTCTAATTTGACTTTCTGGGGTTCCCCAGTTTTTATGATTTCGTTAGGTTGTTCCATAATAATCACCTACCGAGAACAATAATAAAGTATTTTTTGATGATTGTTAATGCATTAACGCCAAGCGGGTCCTTCTATCCAAGTTACAAGACTTTTCCTAATTCCTTTAGTAACAGGACTTACTTCGTGTGGTAAAAAAGAGGGAAAAATTAAAACCCTACCTTTTTGTCTTAAAATATCTTTATTAGGAGGTTCTTTGATAATACTGTCATCGAATTCAAAATTACCTCCCTCATATTCGTTTGAATCAGATAACTGTATGGTCATACTAAGTTTTCTATCGTACATTTCTCCTCTGCCTATGAAACTATCTATATGTTTATGATAAAAACCTTTATTTGCTGCTAAGTATTCTGTATATTGAATATTAAATATTCTTTCAATATCTAGCCCAAAATGCTCTCTATTAATATCAACAAATAAATTTGTACAAAGATTAGTTAATTTAGCTGTATCTTCTGTACGTGGGTCTATCCAACGAACTTGAGACCTTCTAATATCTTTTTCTTGTTTAGAATCCTTTCCTATTTCTCCACCTACGACTGCAATTTCCTCTGGAAATTTCAATGCCATAATTTTTATATCTTCAATAATTTGTTCTGGTAGTACTTCAGGAAGCATGAAACAAAGAGATTTCATATTAATCTGTAATTCTTTCTTCGCATAACCCTTCTTTACCAAAATGACACCAACGACATTTCCATTTATGTGGGTTAGCGGGGAACTCTGTAGCTGTAGTCATATCTATAGCTCTAGCATTTATACGGTCTCTTTTTAAAATTATTGTTTGTGTATCGTAAACGAACTTACTTATTTTATTATGGTCTAAATACCACATCTCAGTAATTATTTCTTCTAATTCTGGAAACCTTTTTAAAGCTATAGAACCATACAATTCACATTGTTCTCTATGAGCTTCTTCATTACCTTCGAACTTTCCTGTTTTAAAATCAATAACTCTAGCTTGTTTAGAAATACCTTCTTCATATACAAAAGCGTCTACTTTAGCTCTGCCCCAAGTATTATAATCAAACCAACCTGTACGTTTCCATTCCTCATCCCAAGCCCAATCTTCTTCACAAAGCACGTGTCCTCTTTCGTGTAGTTCTTTTAGTTCTTTAAAATTATCTTCTAATCCTTTTATTTCTTCTGGTATTTCTTGATGAAATCCACGAATATATTCTTCACAAAGTTTATGGATATGTTTACCTCTATCCATCGCTGGACTTCCAGGCTCTTTTAATTTTTTAACAAATTTAAATTCTGCTTGTTTCGGACATTTTTCAAAACAACTTAAACGGCTATACGACCATTGATTTATCATGTTAATCTCCTTTTGGGTATTATATTTGAAAATATTTATAATGTAATTGTAGTGTCTCCACCAGCACTAACAGACAAAGTACCTAAAGAAGCCTGAGCTTCTAATCCGTTTGTAGGGGGTCCACTAAATACATCTAGTGGTACGGTGCTTATAGTTAGCCAATTATCTCCGTCATATACCTGTAATTTATTTAATGTGGTATCAAATACTATTGCTCCTAAATTAAATTTATTATCTAATTTTTCTGCAGTAGTTATTTGCCTAGTATTATCAGGGTCGAACTCTCCTAAATTTATTTCTAAAATTCTAAGTAATCTGTTATATAGGTCTCCACTTACTTGACCATCATAACTAAAAGGCAATGACGTTCTTAATAGTTTAGCCATTAGCGTTTTCCGTCAGGTTTTATTTCTATCCTATTATTACCTAATCTCCAACCTGTATCGTTATTTCCAGGATATTCAGCGTCATCGTCAGATTCGAATCTAAAAGCTGCCTGTCTTGACCTAGAACGTAAATCTACTTTAGCAGCGGTGCTCGTTACAGCACTAGTGCTTTTAGTAGTTAATGTTTCTCCAGGAGCGTTTCTAGTTTTTAAAACAAAATTTATTTGTCCTCCCGCGTTATTCAAAAATCTGACATCAGGTATTAATTTAGATATATGACTAAATTGTTCCCCTTCATCTAAATCCATATCTGAGCTTTCTATAAAAACATTAGTCATAGGGTTACCATCATCATCGTAACCATATTCATGTTCATATAAATAATTACTACTTGTAGCTCTTGGGTAGGGTTCTGTCCCCGCGTCTAGCCAAGCAGTTCTACTTAATGTTCCATAAGCCCATGCTCCTATTTCATAATTGTAAGAAACATACCTATCTATTTCAGAACCATTTTTTGAAGTATAAAACCAACCTACTTCATTAAATTCTTCATTTAGAAAAGCATGGAATTTATATACTTCTGAAATATTCATATCGTCAAAAACATAACTTAAAACTGTACAAGGAACTTTTTGTACAGTACCTGTGTAAACATAAAAATTATCTACCGCCATCCAAAAAACACCTTTTGAAGTTACTACTGCAGCATTGGGTCCGATTAATCCTGTTTCTTTATTTATTAAATTTATACCGAATGTAAATGGTGGTCCAATAAATTGCATACTATATAAAGAAGTATCAGTCCAGACTAATATTTCTTGCCTAGATTTTACTGCTCCTACAATAGTACTACCTTCAGATAAACTTAAAGCACCTGCAGTGTTAGTTGTTTTAGGTTCCCATTCTACAACATTATCTTGGTCGCTAAATGCAATAAGCATTGGGTCAATTATTCCCGTTCTAGCTGTTCCTGCCGTATTAATAGGGTCTACTCCTAAAATAATAGCGTGTTTATCTACCTGAGATACTAGGGTAAATAACCCTACTGTGGGGGCTAAATTAGCTCCTGCGAGGTCCGATAACGCTTTAGCCCTATTGTGATTATTATTACTAGCCCATTCTACCCCTGCAGAAGTGTCCCAGAAAAAGATACCACCGTTTCTAGGATTAATAATTAAATCTTCTCCGTAATTATCATGTGACCATAATCTTAATTGACTAGCAAAAGCTAACGGACTTGTGCTTCCCCAAGTTGAGTCTCCCCATGTACTTGCTCCCCAACCTGTTCCAGATACATAATTATCTAATCCTATTTGTATTTGATAGTACCCTATGACACTGCTCCCACCTTTACTACTACCCGCGTCAGAAGAATTAGCTGTTACTGGTACAGTTATAGTATAAGTATTAGCGTCTGTGACAGAAGCGACTATGAAACCTGTTTGATTTAAATATGTTGCTCCTGTTTGATTTATTACAGCCGCTGTTATATTACCGCCAAAATCAGTTGCACCACTAAAAGCTACATAATCACCTACTCCTAATCCATGATTAGTATCAGTAACAGTAACTACGCTTGAGCCATTAGTTGCTGCAAAAGTTACGTCACCTGCGGCTGTTGTTTCCCTTAATGGTGTGATGTCATGAAATAAACCACCTTTTTCAACATAGTATTTACTAGTTGTACCTAATCCTAAAAATTTTGTACCGTTTAAATCTGTCCAACCGTGTAATTTTCTACAATTACCTAAAAAGGTATTATTGTTATCTTTTCTCCAACCACCTATTTTTTCTACGTTTTGTTTATTAAAACGTATTAAGTTACCGTCAAACCAACCACTTTCATTACTGTAATTTGTACCTTCTCTGTTGATTCCTGGTTTGAATTGTAATTTTAGTAAAGGCATTAAACTACTCTATAATTTATCCCGTCATATGCGAAACTGTTTTTTCTGTTTTCTTCAGGGTTTACGTATGATACATGAATCCAACCACTATCAGGAGTTATTCCATCATAGTATTCTAAAATAACTTGGTCAAAGTCTAACTCATTTTTTATATATGCGAATAGCGTTTCGTTGTCTATGCCAACGATTTCTATATCTACGGCTTGACCTAAAGTATGTTGGCTAGTGTCACGAGAGCCAAGCTTTCTATTGAGCTCCAAACAGCGGTAACCAGAATTAGGAGTAAAAGGTTTGCCGAAATGATTTCGTATAGGTTCAAGTATTTCCTCACTTAAATTTTTTAAATTATTAAATATTGTTTTGTCAGTAACCCTATTATCAATACCTAAACGATAAGCCATTTGAGATTTTTCAAATTCTTTTAATTTAAAGTGTTTTGATAATTTAGTTTCTGAGGAGAACTCCATTTAGCCCTCCTAAAACAAAGTGTATCTTACTAGAAACCCTACAATAGTCAAGGAAATAGTAGCAGTGAATATTAAGCTATTCCTAATAGTTTTATTAATTGATAGAATTCCATTCTCTATAGAATCTAATCTACGATAATTCTCTTTCCAACGTTGGTCACATGCCGCTTCATGAGCACTTAATCTTTTATCTACTTCGTTTACTGTTGTTCTAGGCATTAGAAATATTCTTTTAAGTTTTTCCAGTATTCTTTTAGTTTGTCATCTAGTGCTCTATTTGTGTAAGGAGCTACTGCTTTTAGTAATGTTTTACTAATAACTACGGTAAATATTATCCATAGTAAAATTTCCATTACTCGTTGTCCTCTATGTCTTGTCTAGCTTTTGCTCTTTTAGTTTTTATATCGCTTGGCATAGCTTTACCAGAATCAGCCTCCCTAACAACATACCAATCTGTTCTACGTAAATATAGTTGAGCTTCTGCAATATTTTTTAATTTTTCTTGATTTACTTTATCAGTTTTAGTGTCCGCAGACATTGCTTTAAATTTACTTATTGAATTTGTACTTGTAGCTTCATTAACAGCAAATATTTCTTGCAAACATTTACTAAGATTATCAAAACCAAACTCAGTTTCTTTACCAGAAACTACACTCCCATCAGAGTCAATTAATCCTTGTTCTTCAAGAGTTACACAATGTTCGATTAAATTTATTTCTTCTTCGTTTAATCCCGTTCTATCTATAGCCATTAGGACATCTTCCACGCTGCTAAGTGAGCAAAACTTGAGTATTGATTACTATAATACGAACTAACATATCCATAACTTACCGCTTCCGCAGCATAAAAACGAATTCCAATATATGCTCCACTGCTTAAATAAACCGTGCTTTCAGCTTTAAAAAAGGTAGTACTCCAGTCACCGATAGCATTTCCTGTTCCATCTATTAAATGGGTATTAGGACTTGTTGAAGTTGCTAACCACATATATGTTGTATCAGCAGTATCACTAGCAACTCTTGATAACTGACAATCGCCTGTGATGTACCAAGTTCCTGCGGGTAAGTAAATATAATTACCACTAGTGCTTGTGCCATTAAAACCACTACGAGTATTAGTGCCGAGAACGTGCCAATTATATCCTGTGACAGTTCCCCCAGTACTCGCTAATCTTATATCCCTTTTTAAAACATCAGGTGCTCTACTTACAGCACTTGTACTTGAACCATAAAAACCCGATGAACTATTATGTATTAAGTTTCCTTGTACTGTTGAATTTGTGGATATTGGTCCACTAAATGCAGCAGCTGTTACCGTTCCTCCAAAAGTTGGAGAACTAGCTACTGCAAGAGTCGCACTACCAGAGGTCGCTCCTCCAGTAAGATTAGACCCTGCTACTACAGCGGTTATGTCTCCTTTGCCGTCTAATTGTGATTGTATATTAGAAGAAGCTCCATTTAGATATTGAAACTCTGCATTACTAATAGTTCCGTCTGCTATTTTACTAGCGTCTATTGCAGCGTCAGATTTAATATCAGCGTCTACAATATTAGTTATTGTATTGTTAGCTGAATCTATAGATTTATTTGTAAGTGTATCTGCACTTGCGGTTGTAACAAATGTGCTACCGTTTAATTTAGCATTAGTTCCTAAATCTATTTTATCGAATCCATCGTAAACTATTGCTCCTGTGCCTCCTCCGTCAGTAAATACTACTTTAGCAGTTCCGTTAGCAATAGTTACATTAGCTCCTGAACCTTGTGACACAGATATTGATTGTCCGCCTGTGGTAGCGTTTTCTATAATAAACATTTTAGAAACTGTATTAGGAGCTATATTTAATGTTCTAGTAGCGGATAAAGTGGTGCTTACATCACAAGTAACTTTAATATACATCGCTCTATATTTATCAGATACTCCATCCCCGATAGTAGCAGTTTTAGCTCCATCACTATCGAATGTAGCTTCGGTTTGGTAAGAAAAAGCCTCACCAATTAAATCTAAATTAGTATTAGTTACCTGTCCCCATGTACCAGACTGGTCCCCAGTCCCCATTTCGTTTAATCGGAGATTGTTTTCGTATGTACTCGCCATAGTGCCTCAATTATATGTAATAAAATCTGTTTACGCTACCTCATCCCAATTAGGGTTTTGAGTATCGTTTACATTACTATAACTTGCTGATTGTGTTGTATTTATAGTATTGTATCCTGCGGTTTGGTCGTCATCTACTAATGTCCAAATATTTGGAGTTCCAACACTAGTAGTTGCTTCCATTCCAACAATAAATTCATGTAGTGAAGCACTCGCACTTACTACAATTGTTCCTACAGCTGTAGTTGCACTAAGTCCTGGTACTGGTACCGTATTAAATGTTGCTGTCGTAATTACCCCTACTCCACCCGTTGCGGCTTGACCCGTAGGTAGAACATCTGAGTTTGCTTTTATTACTGGAGCACCTAGTTGTCCTTCTCCTTCATCATCTAGCGGTATCGATACGTTCGCTTCTCCGTCTATACTTACGCTAACAGAACCTACGGTGCCTGATAAACTAGGAAGAATAGCTATTACACTACCGCCTACTCCAAGACCTGATATTAAGGCTGAACTTTGTTGACCTGTAGGTACTATATTGGCAAGTCCACTAAGTGTTGTGGTTCCTACCGCACCTGTGCTTGATTGTCCTGTAATAGCAATTGTTTCAGGTAAAGCTACCGTTCCTACTCCACCAGTGGCTGCTTGACCAAGTACATTTACTATTGCGTTAGGTCCTGCACCTGCTAATGCAGCAAAAGGAGATTCAGCAAATGCACTTATTCCTAACATTTAGTTACCTGATAAAAATTGATAAACAGGTCCATATGCAATATCTGTTCCTAAAAAAGTATTTAAAAGAAAAATAACTCCATTTATAAAAACAATTTTAGTTCCTACTACAATAAAAACTATCCAAGCAATAGTTAATAATAACCCATGTTTTTGATAAAATTCTTTTACTTTTCTAATTATAGGAAAATTCCATTTACCTTCTGTAAAAGCTGTATTTAATACAGGCATTAAGTAAAATAATTTTTCCTTT